ATAAGACTTTTTAGAAATTTTTGGTTTAATTTTAGCTTTATCGCCAATAGAAAACGACATAGATATTTAGTCTATGCCGCCATATTTTAGAAGATTTCATCATATGTATCTTCATCATCATCATTAAATTGTTTCGGGTCAATTTCAGTGATGATGTCTGAAAGAGGACCATGAAGCTTTGCGTTTGAAATCATGTGTTCTTTCAAAGAATAGCTGATATTGAGTTTTCTGTTCAACTCATCAAAGAATGCATCTTCATCATTATGTTCAAGGAACTTAATCCAAGCTGTGAATACTGTGTTGTATTCTTGCTCAAATTTGAAATTTGAAATTGCTGAACCAAGAAACTCAAGCTTGCCATCAATAATTTTACAGATTACTGTTATTTTTTTTCCGCTGTTATTACTGACATAGTCGCCTTGAACATAAGAGATAATTGAGCTTTCAGGTAAATCAAGAGAAAATGCATTATCGACAATTGCATCGAGTTCACTTGAAAGATGTGTGAAGACGAATGAAAGTATATACCAGTCATGCAATCCAAATGTTTTCATGAAAGTCTCAACAGCTTCGTCATTCTTCTTATAGATTGCATTCTTTAAGTCAATTCCGATGCTGAATGGAACACGAAAACCATTTATTGTGAAAGCCCGAGATGAGCATGAATATTCAAGAACATTGTCTCCATTTTTGATTGAGAAATCTTTCAAAAATGGAAAGTTTTCATTAAACCCATCATTTTCGATGAAGCTAAACTCAGTAGTACCAAGTGGAAACATAATGAGCTTTCCTTCATCGTTTATGATAGTCGCTCCAGTTGTTGACTTAATGTACTTCATCTTCTTTATTCTCCATCAGCTACTTTATCAACAAGTTTAACATACCGAATTATTTTTGCGCATGAGCTTTCATAATAAATTCCATTTACGAAATCATGCAAATGGCTTCCAATCATTTCATATTTTTTAATTACATCTTTAAACTCAGGCTTATCCTGAAGCTCAACGCATGGAATATTTCTGATATTTGGAAGTGACCTCATCAATCGAGCGTTGTCAATGATTTTCTTGAGATACTGTACGAGAATGTGATTTTCACCAAGTTCTTTCACAACAGTTGCAATGCTTTCTTTACCTTCATTGGAGATAAGTCTGTTGAGCGCGTAAGAGTTAACATCTGTGTAGTTTTCCAAACTTCCAAGTTTCTTGTTATATGCTTCATCATATTTATGAGCAATGTCATTTATAGATGAGTCTACATCTGGGAACTTCTTTTTGTTGTTATCCCAAACACACTGGCAGGTTTTAACAAACACATAGTTAAACTCTTCACCAAGGAATTCAGCAGCTTTCTGAGCGTTGTTAAAACGTTCTGAACCCCAAGTGTCTTTCGCATTTCCGATGTACCAAACAACTTTTTTGCCAGGATTTTTGTTCAAGATTTCGTTGAGAGTGCATTTGAAGTTGTTTACATTGTAGAAGTATTCATAGTTGAAAATGCCACCCTTAACACCGCGTTCTTTGTTTTCTTTTTTCTCAGCAGCAGCTGCAGCTTTAATTTTTGCGACTTCTTCATCAAGGTTGATGACATTTTTCTTGATGCCAAATTTTTCAAGGTCATCTTCATAAAATTCACCAACATAAGTTGGAAATGAACTGTTCATCAAGATTTTTCTGTCTACAAGCTTGTGGATGCGACCATCTGAAGTTTCATAACGGCCACCATCAACTGTAATATAGCGGAAGTTTCCACCATTCTTAGACATAAGCGACTTAATAAACTCACGGTCAACTGTTACATCTTCAATAAGTGATGACTCTGTATTTACGTGCTGAATTACACCTGACTTTGCAAACTTTTTTGCAGCTGACTCATAGAATTTGTTTATTGAATCTCTAAGCATCTTGTACCTCGCTATTTACAAATATAATATATGAAAAGTCCAGTACAAGTTCAAAAAAAATGCCGCTCTTTTGAGCGGCTTTTGTTTCATTAGAAGATTGGATTTCCACCAAAGAATGGAAGATCACAGTCTTGATACTGGAATGTTACTGGGAAAGTATTAGCTTCAGCTGCATCTGTTGAGAACTCAACTCCACCAACCTTAGAAACCCAAACATGGTAGAAGTTCCATTCAGCAACAGGGTTTACATCTGCAAAAGCACCTTGTTTAGACTTTTCTGGGATCTGACCAGTATCTTTAAGAATTTGATTGTCAGAACCAGTTGGCTTTCCAGTAGGATTAACAAGCTGTGTAGAAGTATATTCACCAGCAATTGTACGAACTGACAATGTACCAAAATAGTTGACAGCATTTGAAACACCACCTGTTACAGGGTCTGCCACAGCCATCATCCATAATGAGAAGCGCTGTCTCAACATGAAAGCGGCATCTTCACGGAATGTCAACTCAATTGAGCGTTCACCTTCAAGTTTTCCACCAGGTCTTTTTACAGAAATTCCATGATATGTAATATCATATGTTGCCATAGAAACTTCAGGAACTGTAAAACCAGTACAGCGAACTGTTACAGGGTAACCAAACAAAACATCGCTTTCATCACCGCTGTCGAGCTGGTCTGGGAAAACAATAGAAACATCATACATCTGTTTGAGCAAGTCTGCTCCAGAATTTACCAATCCTTTAAGAGTTGGTGAGTGTGTAAGACCACCAGTCTTAGAATTCTCATTATACATAACTATAATTTTCTCCTTATAAAATAATTAGGCTATTCTAATGAGCACTCTCAAAAAATGGAAAATAGACTAACTAAAATATGTATGATGATGAGACAACTCTATGGAATAAAGTCATCAATGAGAAAAACGCCAACTTCTTTATTATGCTTGAACACTCATTTGTTGTTTTAGAAAAAATACAGAAACTTCCAATAGATTATTCTCATTATGAAAACTTCTTGTATAAAGGCATCTCATTAAAAGTTCCGATTGAAGTTTATTATAAATTGTGTGTTTCTCGTTTCAAACAAACATTAGTAGAAGATGAAAAATATTATTTTGCAAATTGTGCTATTCGTGCATATAACAAAACAAAGTTTAAAAAATTGCGAGAAAAATATAATATCGAAGAGTTTGAAAAATATAAGGTAAAGAATTATCGCGCAAAATATGAAACATTATATGGTGAAGAGAATAGCAAAATAATGAAAGATAATTTAAAAAATAAAATGTCCTCTTTAAGTGAGGACATTATCAAAAAACGGAATGCTTCTATTCAACAGGCCATGCTCGATTGTTGGCATCGTCGAAAGACCAGTTAGGATTGTCTGTATTATATTTTTCCATGTATTCCAAAATTTCAACAAGAGCTTTTACGCCAGCGCGCCAGTCTTTCATAGCAAAAAAGAAGTGCACAGTATCATGTGATTTTTTGTTCAACATTCTAAAGCGCTTCTCATCAAGATTTTCATAATTTTCTTCACGCATATCCATATGGTGGCAGTTTGCGCCTTTAGTAAGTTTACTTCCAGTAATTGGGTCTTTTTTCTGTTTATCAATCAAAAATCTACGCCAGAACTTCCATCGTAGTGTTTTACGAAAATCACCTTTGTGCTGAGCAGCTTCAGTTACATGTTTTTCTTCTTTTACTTTTGGTTTACGTACATAAACTTTTTTAGTCTTCGCCATAATATATAATTAGGACATTACATAATAAGGCAAACATAATCATTTTTTTGGAGCTGTAAAGCAATTTCCATAATTTCTGCAATTCTTTGCTTTTGCTTCTTAGACTTAGAAAAATAAAATGTTGTTTTTGTTTTGTCATATTTTTCAACAAACTCAAAAACATCTTTAACATCGTCTAAACATACAAAATATGTCGGCACATCAATAACAGTCCAAATACTGTAAACTAATTCATTTATTTTTTTAGCATACAATTTTGCGGCATCGCATTGAGCAACCTTAAACTTTTCGTTCAAAACTTGGCATGAAACATAGCATTGTCCGGCTGCAGGACAATCTAAGCATCCAGCAATTTTTGTCATTTCTTTCTTTCCAGTATGGCACACAACTTTTGAGCCATCTGTTGTTGTTGCAAGAAAGTCACTCTCATGTGTACTGCACGGATATTTGCTTTTAGAACGGCCTAGTAAACGTGCTAATGTATAGTAAAAAATAATAGAAGACTTTAGACTTCTATTACAGTCATCAATCATATCTGAAAAGAATTTTATTAAATTTTCAGCATGCTCAATAGTTGTGAAAGCAAATGGCATATTGAAGTCATCTGTTCCACGAGCTGGAATAATTTTACAAGTGAAGTTTAATCCTGTCTCAGACAATTTGTAAAAGAAGTCTTTATACTCAGAATATGGCGCATGCTGTGATGTCAACGTCATTGAAAAAATAATTTTATATGGAAGCTTTTTCAAGAGCTCAATTTTATTCATGTCTTTTAAGAAGTCATCACCACGAATATACTGGTCTGGGCCATCATGACTTAGAGACAAAAATATTCTTTTTTCAATCAAGAAGTTTATAATGTTCTCATTTAAAATTGAGCCATTCGAAAGAACATACAAGTCAGCTTGTGGACATCTATCTCTGAAATATGACGCAATTGTGCTGAAATGTTCCCAATACAAAAATGGCTCTCCACCCCAAAATTCAATAATTTTACATTTGTTGAGGTCTAGACTATCATAATAGTCTTTATTAAAATGTGGTTGATGGAAATTATTTTTGTCACCTAGAAAACAATACTTGCAATTCATATTACAAGCATTGTTTGTGTCTAGGTTTACTTCTAAGTGTTTTATCATTGAAATGTTGCCCGTATGCTAAAGATTAACATGTCTTTAGAATATTTTATTTCAGTTGTATTTTCAACGATATTTTCTTTTGAAGATGTTGTAACAATTGGGACCATTTTAGCATCAATTGCTGGCTGGATAGTCTTATTATAGACGTCCAAATATCCAGCGTATATGTCATCACCTGGCGCAGCTGTTTTTGAAGACATCTTATTTCCACTTGTACCAAACTCATCTGAATTATAGGAAACATAGTAGGACATCTCATTTCCGCTTTCAACAATATTTGATGCTTGTCCTCTATTTTCAAATTTTGTTTGTGAGATTTTTCCTTCAGCTTTTAGTTTTTCATAGTCTTTTCCAGACACACTTGTAATGCTATTATCTACAACGTCATAATAGTCAACTTCGTAGTCTGCTTTTATATTATATTTTAACGTAAAAGCTGGAATAGTTGTTTTTGTTGTTGTAGTTGTTGTTGTTGTTTTTTTAGTAGTCACAGTTTTTGTTACAGTTTCATTTGCTTCAAACCAGTATTCTTTAGCTGCACCATCTGGCCATGTAGAGTTCTTAAAAGCTT